CGAGAGTTTCCAGCTTTGCTGCCTTGGTGAGTTTGCACCATTGATCCTTTACTACGGACTGTCGGAAATTGGGGCGGGAAGGTGAGTTGCTGCACTTCTCCTTGGTTAACACCCACGCTCGAAAGGCGGAGGTCCCATAACACACGTTTCTTAATTTCCCATTCATCCATTCCTGGCGTGCGGAAACCTAAGTCCTGTTCGTAGTCTTTGGTTGGCGGGTTCCGGCGTTGCCGGTTGGGTTCTTACAGCAACATTCGCAACTACGTTAAACAACATGATTTACCGTCCGGAGTTTAATTATCTTGATGCGGATGTGCGCAAGAATTTCTTCTTTCCCCCGAAGAAGATAGATTTTGGTTCCAGGTTTTTGAAAGGCGTAGGGAAGGTATGGGACATCGCGACGAAAGTCACAGGAGGCACCGCTGCTGTAGTCATACTTGGCACGGCCGCTTATGGGGCGTGGAAGATACGGGAGCATTTTAAGAATCGCAGCGCCACGAATGAATTGGCCGAAGCCGTTGAGGACTTCTACGGAGACAGCGAAGGTGCTGTCGAGGAGGTGGAAGAGACCGTTGGTGAGGGCGACGATGTGCGCGTTGAGAAGAAAAAGAGGTACCACATTTACAATGATGGTGCTTTGGTTGTTTCCGGGAAGTACATGTGCCATGTAGCCGCTGTGTGCCGAGAGAAGTTCTACGGTTCTGGTTTTACTACCAAGACCGAGAACGCGTGTCGCCATTATGCAGCACGCATGATGAGAGAGCACGGCATGCGGGAGTGCGATATCATGGATCAGGTGCCAAGGGTACTGACCGTGGTTTGGTTTGTGACGAAGAGCGAGAGGAAGTTCGAAGATAATATGCGGCTATTGAACAATGCTCGACTGATAAAGAAAGGCGGAGTGATATAGGGGCGCCTACTCCGGGCAAGTTGTGCCAATTATGTTTCGCCGGCGTCAAACGGCAAACTAAAGGTGCAGCGGTATATCGGGGAGGTACCCAATGAGGGCCATTATTATAGACTTGACACCGGGCTTGCAGACATGGATGTAAAGCCCTTTGAGAAAACACTTGACAATGTGGTGTCCGGCATCAAAGAGAGGATAATGTATATAGATGATGCCGGGACGCGGCGCCCTGTGTGTAGGCGTAATGCTGGTGAGCTGAAACATTTGACGGATAAGTTAGCCGATTGTGTACCGAATCCCACCCGCATGACGCGGCGCGAGTTTATCGCGTCCCGTAACGGGCGCTTGAAGAAAGTATATGAGCGTGCCAACGAGATGTTGGATGATCAGCCGTCTAGCCTGGAAGACCTAGCCCGTACTTCGCTTTTTACCAAGTGGGAGCGAAGCGTGCACAAACCAGGAAAGACTACAGTTCCGCGTATCATAAATCCGAGGTCGCCACAATTCAACATACTATTAGGTCGTTATCTTACACCAATTGAACATCAAATATTTGAAGGGCTCCAGGAGATGCTGGAATCTCCACACCCCGTCATCGCCAAGGGCTTGACGCAGAGCGAAAAAGGGCAAATTATTGCCGATATAGTCAACGACGGGTACGTTGTCGTTGGACTGGATGCGAGCCGGTTTGACCAGTGCATATCGGAGGAGTTGCTGAAGATGGAGCACAATGTGTACTTGAAGTGCTACCAGAACGATCGATTGCTGCGTGCATTGTTGAAGTGCCAGCTTGACAACAGCGGCCAGTACATCGGTCGAGACGGACGCGTCAAAGTTAGATATGGCGCGATCCGGTGTTCAGGAGACATGAACACTTCACTGGGCAATTGTATTATTTCAGTGTTGCTCAGCGTGTTGTTTTGTGACGAGAACGGCATTGGCGACTTTCGGGTGTTTTGCGACGGCGACGATTTGCTGCTAGCCGTACGCCGGGGGGACCTTAATAAATTAAATCCACTGCAGCAGTGGTATCTACAATGGGGTTTGAGGATGAAGGTGGAGGAGCCAGCTTATACCCCCGAGGCGGTGGAATTTTGCCAGTCTCGGCCTGTTTGCATTGATGGCCGTTATGTGTTGATCAGGGATGTGCGTAAGTGCATCAATGTCGATTACAGCGGGTTTGTTAATTTGCAGGACAGGGACTATATGCTCAAATATTTGCGAGCGGTTGGAGTGTGCGGCAGCTACTTGGCCGCCGGCTGTCCAGTGTTGCAGGCTTGGTATGGTTTCGGCGTTCGCGTTGGGACGACTGGTAAGCTTGACGTGTTGGACACAGAGCGTGGCTTTACAAGACAAGCCAAACTCGAGCAGCGTAGTGGGGCTGTAATGTATCGCCCTATAGACGATGGAGCGCGAGAATCGTTCAGGCTGGCCTTTGGTATCGGCGCAGCTGAACAGTTGCTGTTGGAGAGCATCTTTGATGAGATGACTTTGGAGCGCGGCCAACTTGATTCCCACCCCCAGGAAATCACAGATTTTTCAAATACATTTGCCTTTTTAGTGCAACCACAACATGGTTAAGTTAAGCAACCGACTTGTAGGGAAATTAATTGATAGAGCGTCTGGCCAGCGGCCACGAAACGGCAGACGCAGGGTGAAGAGGCGCAGGGCTGCACCGAGAGGTAAAGCAGCGACAATGAGGCGTGAGATCCATGTTCCCCATGCTAACGTACTTGCCAACCCATCCACAGCCCCGTTGCATGGCTGTGTTGGCATTTACGAAGGTGAACAGGGTAATATCACACGGTTGTCGCTGGATTATACGATCGGTGGCGGTGCGGGCAACACGTGCGCGTATTATATCTTCCACCCGAACACGGGGCTGGTGAGTGGAGCACAAACAACAGCAGGTTCCACTGCTATTGTGCCCGCTTTTGGCGTAGGGGCCGGAACATCGCCGGGCTACAATTTATTGAACACGAACGCGCGCAAAGTGCGTGGCATCGCTGCGGGGATGCGGTTTTCAATTCCGTCACTCAGTTTGACCACAATTGTGGGTGAGGTGTGTGTCGGGGTGTGTTCCGCTGATACTTTTATGAATGTGCCGAATTTCACGGTAGACCAGCTGTTTTTGCATTCCGCGGGACGAGGGCCGATTAACAAGATCACACAAGATTGTGCTTGGTATCCCGGCTCATTTGATGCGCGGTATTCGACGTATGCTGGCACTATCGCTGACACTGGTTCTGACCTCAGCGACACCAACGTGTTTTATTTTGCCATTAGGGGCATACCTGTTAGTACCAACGTGCAGGTAAAGTTGGACTGGGTTTGTGAGTGGGTTGCGAAGGCCGGTACCGGTCTTGTGCCTTCTTACACTTCTAACCCCGGTTCAAATCACCAAACCACCGTGGCCCATCTGCATGAGAACCATCCTGGATGGTTCCACTCGGTTAAATCTGAAGCCGAGGCAGTGGGTAAGAATATAGTCAGAGAGGGCGTAAAGGCTGCGCGCCACAAGGCTGAGAAATGGGTTCCCACCATGCTCGAGTCTGGGTTTGCTGCCTTCGGGCTTTGAGAACACACACATTACCACTATCACTCTCAACACCGTACGGATTCAGCTGGATGAGGTACCCCGTGCCCCGGGGGGGGCCAGGACTTGGCAACATGGTACCCGGTTTTACGACGTGGTTGAGTGTTTATTAACATAGATTGATTAGTGTAGTTTACATTTGTAGTGTTCCTGTATGTTGAACTCTCAATAAAACGGTAGGCGCCACATGCCGAGTTGTGGGCGGAAGTGCGGCTTGGTTAAAGCAAAGGGATATATCGGCCACCAAAGTGCCGAGGGGCCCCAGGATGACGCTATTGTAGTTGCGCGGCTTGCCGCGCGACGAACATGCAC